AAAGCAGCTTTTAAATATGACTCTCCAACAAGGTTTGGAGTTTATCAAAAACAAAAATTTGAAAATCCGTCATCTGAAGAATTATCAGGAATGTATAATAAAGCTATAGAACAAGTTAAATTATTAGATGAATATAAAAATAGACCAAAAGAAGAAAGAGATGCTCTTCTTTCAACGCTAGAAACTTTATTTAAATAATAATAATCATTAGCCACATTTAATAATCCTACAGATTCGCATTTTTCACTTTTCTGATACTATTAGTCATGCTCAATAAAGAGCTAACTAATTAGGAGAAATACCATGTGGACTAAACCAGCAGCTACTGAAATGCGTTTTGGCTTTGAAGTAACTTTATACGTAATGAACCGCTAGTCACCTTCTAGTTGTTTGTTTAACAACTCCTCTTTCTCATATACTGCACCAGGGTCTATGGGAGGAGGAGTCCAACCTCCATTAGTTTTCTTCTTACCGAAAATCTTATCAAACTGTTCTTCACCTTCTTTACTCAGCGTTCTGCTGATTAAATTGTCACCTGTAATATCGTTAATCGCCATTTTTTGTATTCCTTCTAACCAATAATGCGTCAGCCATTTCGTAAGATAAATCTGCAAATATTACTTTTTGAATTTTCATCTTTTTTGCAAGATAAGCATTTGCTAAAAATCCTTGCATAACTGAGGCTGCAAAGTAATCTCTTAAATCCATCCCTGGATGCCTAATAGGATTTAAAACTTTAGGGTCTGTGCTATCTAACCATTCTTCATGTGGAAATGCTTTCATCATTTATTCCTATCGTAATCACCGTAATATAATTCTTTAGCTAATTCAAGATAATGAATAGCCTTGTTTAAGTCCTCAATGCCATTTTTGTTTCTATGTCTACAAACGTACTTAATCACGTTTGCCTCTAGAAAAGCAATGTTATTCTTCACAATAAACTCTACTGGCTGAATAATGTAGTTTTTATAATGTTGTCCTGAAACCTGTGTATCTAATGCACTCATTTATTTTCTTCCTTTCCCATTGTGTAAGCTAAATCAATTGCGCTCATTACAGTTGGCAAAAGTCTACTATCAAATCTACTTAAAACATATTCCATGTCGTTCTTTAAAACAGTTCTGGTTAATTCCCATCCATGAACAGTAAATAAAGATACTCTTGATGGCATTCTTGATATAGGTAAAGATTTTATATTTTTATCAAATATTCCTACGCAGTAACCAATAAAAGCTCCTATTATAGTAAATGCTAGACATAATATTGTTATTGAGATATTACTCATTTAAACTCCTCTGCTAAATGTTTATAACCTTTACCGGTAGGATGTATTCCATCTTTAGATAATGACATAATAGGCAGCACAGTATCACCATAATCTTCTGATACCTCTAGCACCATTCTACGCACATCATTAATATCTACACCACCAGCAGGTAGATTACCTTCAGGCAACACCCAATACACTCGTTTAGCACCTATATCGTGACGTATCTTAACTAACTCTTGTTTAGTCTTAACCCACTTATGGTCGTTACTTCCTAAACTGATTAAAACTGTTTCAGCATTTAGATTCTCGTATTGATACTTACGATTCCATTGCTGTGAGTTAATGCCACCTTTAGATAGCGACCTGCACTCTTGCTTATACATAGACACACCTACTGCTATGCTATCCCCTAGTATTAAACAATCAATCATGTAATCTTTCCCTGTAAAAATGATAAATAGCAATTCCACAGGCAAAGCCTAAAAAGAACGCTGTGCTGTAACATAAGACGTACTCAATCACCAAGTTCAACTTGTATTCCTTTCTCATGTAGTTTTTCTACATCACTTAAAGCAGCACTTAAAATGTCATTAAAAGCATAATTAATTAGATAGCGTTTAGTTTCTTCATCCATATTCAATTCTACTTCTGCGCTGCCATCTTCTAGCTCGGTAATCTTAACGACTGTTAGTTCCATGTTAATTTTCCATTAGCTTCATCTCTAGCATCACGCATAGACTCACGCTCAACCATCTCTACAATCATGTTAATCGCTTTACCCATCTCAACCTTACTAATTGTATCAGGTGCGTTTAACAGATAACGTTTAACGTTTAACGTTAATAGTTCATAATGTTTATCGTTAAATTTCTCCATAGTAGTGTTCTCCAGTATTGCCGTTCTGTGAGATAACTTTCTGTCTACTTTCATCGCCCCATGTTTCCCAGCCATCAATATTTACCAATGCCGAACGATTCCTGCACAGATAAAGAGGCACGTTACAATCTCTAAAATTGTCATTCCTGTTTTCCTTTGTAATAAAGTTGTTAGGATGCAATCTATAACGCTCTGCCATTTGAAACTTAACTTCTTCAACCTTTCGTAGATATTCGTCATACTTTAATCTTTCGTCATACGTTTGTGTAATTAAAATCTGTCTAATAACTTCCATTATAATGCTCCGTCATATAAAGAAAATGTACTACCAATACCACGATTAACTTGTGGCTTTGGTTTTTGATACGCATAGAACCCTGCTGGTCTATTAGAGTTCATCACAATAGTAGCGTGTGGATTGTCAGCTACTTTAATGTACACATCAGATGTCTTTAACTTAGCGTTACCTGCGTTAAACATTCCATAGTTATTACGATATTCTTTTAATGCTTTTTCAATGTCTACCTTTTCAGCCATCTCTTTCAAGAACTCATAACCTTCATAAGCCTTATCTGCACGCTGATAGAACGATGATGAACGTAAGCCTAGTTCACAGTATATCTTTTGTGGCAGCTCCTCAATATAGCCCCATTCTTTAAGTCTTTTAATGTCCTCCATTACACGACCTCTATTTTCTTCTAATGTCGTATAAATCATTTTAGTAGACATTGGATTATTTTCTATAATCTCTAGTATTTTTATTCTTCTTCTAATTGCTTCTAATGAACGTATTTCGCTTCGTTTCATCACTATCTCCTTAATTGGTGAGGGTACTCACAGGTTCAATAAAATAATCACAAGATATTGAGGTCTGAACTACCAGACTAATATGCTTTCCCCTCGTTGACTGTGCCTATACGGGGGTATAGGTCTAGCGTTATCGTAGGCTTCTACGGAACATCACATGATAGGATATAAAAAACTCATGCTGTTCTGCTACTGTTTTCCCACCTGCAGCTGGGGATAGTTGACTTATTAGTCAATAGTAATTAATGGACTTTTATCCCAATCAATTTCAATTCCATTTTTTAAATTATATGCTGTTTTGTAAGCTACAATTTTTGCATATTCCACTAATTCATTAGAGTTAAGTTTATATTTTCCATTTTTATATGGCAAATCACTTGCTGATTCTAATGCTAATGCTTCACTAAATGCAGTCATATTTTTTCCTAAATGTTAAATATACTTTACATTAAAACGGAATATCGTCCTCAAAAGCATCCGGTACATAACCATTAGCTTTAGCTGGCTCACCTGCTTCTTTAACGTATGGCTCACTAAATGCAAAGCTAAAGAACTTACCTGACTTACCTTCTTTTAACCATGCTGACATACGCATCTCTTTACCATTGACCATGCAGTTACCTGTGTAGTCTGGGTGACTGTCTTTCTCTTTACGGTTGTTTTTAAATAAACTACCTGAGTTATCTCGTTGTTCGTATTGTGCCATTTTCTAACCTTTCTTAAGTGTTGAACGTGTCTTACTATCTAAAATACTCCAAACAGCTAACTTAGTATCATTATCTAAAGTTGCTGCGGATTCTTTGGCTTGCTCAATATCACCATTCTTAACAAAGAACGTAATTTCTTCTGCAATGCCGTGTATTAACTCTTTCTCTGCTGCACTAAAGTTATCTAATGCACCAGCCATAGGAGTAATTGATTGTGTAGGTGCTTTAACTACATCTTCCTCTGGCAAATCCTCACCAGCATAAATGTATAGACCTAAACCATGTAAAGCAATAGCTTTAGCTAGACATCGTTGCATTGCTGTATTAACAGACATAGCATCAGGATTCTGAATAGCTTTGTTACGATAATCCATAACAGGCAACTGTGCAGTCATAGACTTACCAAAAGCATTTACTGTACAAAACACCATTAATGATTCACCAAACTGTGCTGGCTGACCGTAGTACCATGTCGCTGCAGGGTCGTTCTGTAGTAGTGTATCAACAGCCCATGCCCATGAGAGATACGATAAACCATTCTTTTTTTCAATATGCTCATTGACGTTAATCTTTCTTAACTCTGCATAGTTCATGATTCGTAATCTTCCATTTTATCTCTAAGAATTAACTTAAGTGCCTCAACATCTTCAAGTGCATGGATAAGTGGTAATACATCTGTTCCTAACCACATTACTTTTCTAATATCAATCTCTACGTATTCTGATTCTAAGTCACCAAAGTAAACTGCACTAACATCTAGGTCGTACTCTACTGTTAGCTCTAATCCGTTTACTACTAAGTTTGTAATCATTATTTAGTCCTTTCATATCCGTTAAAGTCTAACACTACCCATTGATTGCCTACTCGTACAGCATTGATTCTCTTGTTTGCACATAGTCGTCTGACCCAAGCAGGTGTGACGTTCAAACGCTCTGCTGCTTCGTCTACACTTATCATTAATTGCTCTTTCATACTCACCTTTCTTTGTTTCAAGTTTGATATTATAACATCTCTTTTGAAGTAGTCCAATGGTTTTCACCACAGCACCCAAGACTTTCGCCTTTAGGTTCACCACAATATATACATACGATTTCATCTTCATCATAATGCTCATACTCCTCACGAGTTACCTGGTATTCATACATTGCTTGACACATTATTCAATCTCCAATTTAATTCTGCCCATTAATGAATATGCTCCATTTAGATTTTTAATAGAAATAGCACTTCCTACAGTTCCTAATTTAATACCTTCTTCTGTGTCATAAACATACAAATACTGTGGTTCTTTAACAGATGGTTTAATGCGGTATTCTCTTTCAACATTAATATACCAATGAGGATTTTCAACAAATTCCCATTCAATATATTTTCCGTTATAAATATATCTTTGCTCAATCT